CGACCTGGTCGTCGGCGTCGGCCTGCGCGTCCTTGTCGGACATCTTGTCCGCCTTCGCCTGGGCGAGGATGGCGGCGCGGAAGGCGGCTTCCTTGTCGGCGCAGGCCTTCTTGATCGCGTTCTGGAAATCGCCGGCGGTCAGCTTCTTGTCCAGTGCGGGCTGCATCTGCGCGGCGAGGCATTTGGAAAAATCCTTGCGGCCTGCGCCCACGGAATCCGCCGCGGGAGCGCCGGCGAGCATCAGGACGAGCGCGGAAGATACGATCATCGAAACCTCTCCATATCCTGCATTTTGCACGGTTTAGCTGAAGAAAGGATGCGCCATGGGCGTCGAAAAGGGAAGTGCATTTTTGCTGAAGGTGGGCGACGGAAATACGCCCGCAACATATGCGACGGTGGCCGGGATGCGCACCACGCAACTGTCCGTCAACGGCGAGGCGGTGAACATCACCAGCAAGGATTCGGGCGGGTGGCGCGAATTGCTGTCGGGTGCGGGCGTGCGGTCGGTCAGCGTGTCGGCGGCGGGCCTCTTCACCGGATCGGCGGCGGAGGTGCGCATCCGCAACCATGCGCTGTCGGGCACGATCGAAAGCTATGAGCTGAGTTTCGAGAGCGGGGAGCGGATGCGGGGCAGGTTTCTCGTCACCCGGCTCGACTATGCCGGCGATTATAATGGCGAGCGCAACTATGCGCTGAGCCTGGAAAGCTCCGGCGCGGTGGTGAGCCTGTGAGCGGGGATGCGAACCCCGCGCGGGGGGAGGCGGCGCTGCCGGTCGGCGGCGACCTGCTGACATTGCGGCCGAGTTTTGCGGCGCTGGTGGCGGCGGAGGCGGAACTGGGGCCGCTGTTCGCGCTGGTGGAGCGGGCGGCGGACGGCAAATTGTCGTTGGCCGATCTGGTGGGGCTGTTCTGGCATTGCCTGGTCGACCGGCGGGCGCTGACGCGCGAGGCGCTGGGCGAGGCGGTGATCGCGCTGGGTCTGGCGAAGGTGACGCCGGTGCTCAAAGCCGTGTTGCAGCAGATATTGGCGGGAAAATGACGCGCTTTGCCGATCGGGCGGCGGCGCTGGCCGGGGTGGCGGGGTGGCTGCTCGGCTGGCGGCCGGACGAGTTCTGGCGCGCGACCCCGGCGGACCTGGCGAGCGTGCTGCGCGCGGCGCGGGGCGAGGAAGCGGGTGGCGCGGGCGGCGTGGACGGGGTGGAACTGGCGCGGTTGCTGGCGGCGATGCCGGATTGAGCGGCGGTTGCATCCTCCCCTTGCAGGGGAGGTGGCGCGCGCGAAGCGCGTGACGGAGGGGTGTCATGCCGTCGAGAGGGTGACACCCCTCCGTCTGGCCTTTGGCCAGCCACCTCCCCTGCAAGGGGAGGATTTTTTGGGGGAAGGACATGGACGAGGAGATCGAGACTCTGGTGGTGCGGGTGCGGGCGGACACCGCCGGCCTGTCGCGCGACGTGGAGGCGATGCGCAGCGGCATGGAAGGGCCGCTGGCCGCAGGCGCGGAACGGGCGGGGCTGCGCATCGAGCAGGGGCTGCTGCGCGCGGTGCGGACCGGCAAGTTCGGGTTCGAGGATCTGCGGCGGATGGCGCTGAGCGTCATGGATGCGATCGCGGGGAGCGCCTTGCAGGGGGCGGTCGGCGGCGGCGCGGGGGGTGGCGGGCTGCTGACCCTGGGCACCTCGCTGCTCACGGCTGCGCTGGGCCTGCCGGGGCGGGCGACGGGCGGGCCGGTGGCGCCGGGGCGCGCCTATCTGGTGGGCGAGCGCGGGCCGGAGATGTTCGTGCCGACGACGAGCGGGCAGGTGGTGCCCGGTGGAGCGAGCGCTGGCCGGGACGTGCGGGTGCGGATCGCGGTGAATGGCGGCGGCGACGCGGGCGAAGCGCGGCTGCTGGCGCGCAGCGCGCGGCAGGTGGCGCGGGCGGTGAAGGGGGCGCTGGAGCGATGAGCGGGTTGAACTATTGGCTGGCGGACGCGCGGCGGGGGCAGGAGACGCGGTTCATGAAGCGCTTTGCCGCGACGCACTGGACCGTCAACTTCCCCCGGCCGATGATGGCGGGGGTGGTGACGACCGCGCCGGATGCCCCTTCGACAGGCTCAGGACAGGGCGTGCGGGTGGATGCGGTGTTCCATGGGTCGGGCGATCTCGCCGGGCTGATCTGGGAGGCGGAGGACAAATGGAGCCATCCGCTTCTCGCCTATGAGACGGCGCGGGATTTTCGGACGTGCGTGCTATCGTTCCGCTGGCGGTCGGGGGGATTGCGCAGGCTGGACGAGACGCATGGGCCGACGCTGACGATCGAGGGGCGGGACGAGAGCGGGGCGGCGCGCGCCTGGTATGTGCGCTTGTGGAACCATGCGAGCGGCGGGCCGGAAGATGCTGTCATCACGCTGGATTTTGCGGCGCTGGTGGGCGGATATCACCTGCCGGAGGATGCCGATCCGGTGTGGGCGGGGGACATCGACCGGATGTTCATCTCGCTGGTGCCGCCCGATTATGACGAGGGGACGACGCCCTTTCCAGCGGCAGTCGAGGGCTGGGCGGAACTGAGCGACATCCGTTGCGACGGGGCGGGATCGGTGATCGCGGTGGGCGACGTCATGCTGCCCGAACATGGGCTGTCGATGGCGACGGGCTATGACGACTGCTTCAACCAGACGCCGCAGCGGGTGGTCGAGGCAATCCATGCGCTCGGCTATCGCGGGGCGATCAACCATTATGTGGGGATGAGCCATTATTTCCGGCTCGAACGGCTGGGGGATGGGCTTTATGTGAGCCTGACGGGCGGGGCGCTCAATGCGCCGTGCGCGGCGTGGCATCGGGATTTCGCGGCGCGCGCGAAGGCGATGGGGATGGGGGTCATCTGGTCGCTGTCCTACGAATTGTTCGACGCGCATTGCTGGGGCGACTGGAAGCAGCGGGCGGAGGATGGCGCGCCGGCGCTGACCGGATGGGTGCCGCCATCGACCCTGCTGTCGCCTGCGCATGAAGGGGCGATGGGCTATTTGCGGCAGGTGGCGGGCGCCTTTGTTTCCATCGGGTTGGAGGCAGGCTTGCCGATCCTGTTTCAGGTCGGCGAACCCTGGTGGTGGGTGATGCCGGGGGACGGCCGCATCTGCCTCTATGATGACGCGGCGCGGGCGGCGCTGGGGGGAAGCCCGGTGTCGATCCCGAGTGTGTGGGGTGATCTGGACGCGGGCCAGCGCGACTTGCTGGATGCGGCGGGGGCGTTGCTGGCGGCGTCGACGGCGGCGCTGTGCGCGCATGTGAAGGGGATCGCGCCCGATGCGGTGACGCATCTTCTCGCCTATCTGCCGACGATCCTCGACCCGCGCGCGCCCGACGCCAAGCGCGCGAACATGCCGGTCGGCTGGGCGCACCCCGCTTTCGACGTGTTGCAGCTGGAGGATTATGACTGGGTGACGGAGGGGCGGCGGACCCTGACGGCGCGGGGCGTCGAACTGGCGACGGCGCGGCTGGGCTACCCAATCGACGAGCAGCATTATCTGGCGGGCTTCGTGTTGCTGCCCGAGCAGGCGGGTCAATGGCGCAGGATCGCGGACGCGGCGCAGGCGGCGGTCGCGCGCGGGACGGCGGCGACCTTCATCTGGGCGCTGCCGCAAGTGTGCCGCGACGGCTTTACCTGTTTCAGACTGGATGGGGAGGATGATGTGCAAGCCTTTGACGATGTGCCGTTTCCCTTGAGCATCGGGCGGGAAGCGAGCATCAGCCCGGCCTTTTCGACGCAGATCGTCGAAAGCCCGTCGGGGCATGAACGGCGCAGCAGCGACTGGGCCGACGCGCGCCTGTCCTTCGACGCCGGGCCGGGAGTGCGGTCCGAGGCGGACATGGGGGTGCTGATCGACTTTTTCCGGGCGCGCAGGGGCGCGGCCCGGGGGTTCCGCTTCACCGATCCCTATGACGATCGCAGCGGCGCGGCAGGGGCTGCGCCTTCGCCGATCGACCAGCGGCTGGGGACCGGCGACGGGGTGAGCGCCGAGTTTCCGCTGATGCGATATTATGGCCCGGGCGAGGACGCGCAGGGGCGGCGGATTACGCGGCCGGTGGCGGGCAGCATCCGCGTGGCCGCCGATGGCGTCGAGATGACCGGCGGCTGGGTCCATGCGGGCCTTGGCATCATCGCCTTCGACACCGCGCCGGCGGAGGGCGTGGCGCTGACCGCAGGCTATCGCTTCGACGTGCCGGTGCGCTTTGCCGAGGACCGGCTGGAGATCAACCGCGCGACCTTTGCCGCCGGGGAAGCGCCGTCCGTGCCGCTGGTGGAGATACGCGAATGAGCAGGGTGGAGACTTTGGCGCAGCCGCTCTCGACGCTCGCCTTCTGCTGGCGGATCGAGCGGCGGGACGGGGTGGCGATCGGCCTCACTAGCCATGATCGCGATCTGGCGATCGGCGGCCTTGTCTATCGCGCCGCGCCGGGGATGACGCCATCGGCGGTGCGCAGCGGCATCGGCCTGGACGGCGAGGACAGCGATGTGGCGGGCGCGCTGTCGAGCGACGCGCTGACCGAGCGCGATTTGATGGCGGGGCGCTGGGACGGGGCGAGCCTGGAGTTGCGGCTGACGCAATGGGAGTCGCCGGGCGACCTGTGGCTGCTGCTGGCGCGGGGCGAGATCGGCGCGGTGGCGCGGACGGGGGCGGCCTTCACGGCCGAGTTGATCGGCGCGGCGGCGGTGCTGGGTGAGCCGGTCGCGCCCTCCACGTCGCCCGATTGCCGGGCGCGGCTGGGCGACGGGGCGTGCCGGGTGGATATGGCGCCCAGGCGGCGGGTGGTGACGGTGGCGGCGGTCGAGGAGGCGGCCGTCGCCATCGGCGGGCTGGAGCCGGGGGCTTATGCGTTCGGCACGTTGCGCTGGCTGAGCGGGGCGAATTGCGGGCTGATGCAGGCGGTGGCGGACAATGATGCCGATGGCGTGACGCTGACCGATCCGCCGGCCTTTGCGGTGGCGGCAGGGACGCTGGCGCTGCTGACGCAAGGGTGCGACCGGCAGCTGGCGACCTGCGCGGCAAGGTTCGGCAATGCCGTCAATTTTCGTGGCGAACCCTATCTGCCGGGCATGGACCTTCTGACCCGCTACCCTGGCGCATGATGGGCGCGCAGGTGGTGGCGCGGGCGCGGGCGTGCGTCGGCGTGCCTTTTCGCCTGCACGGGCGGGGGATGGACGGGCTGGATTGCGTGGGGCTGGTGGCGCTGGCGACCGGGCGGGACGGCCCACGCGGCTATGGCTTGCGCAGCGGGGACGTGGCGCGGGCCGACGCGGCGTTGCGGGCGGCGGGGCTGCGGAGGATCGAGAACGGGCGCGCGGGCGACGTGGCGCTGGTGCGGCCGGGGCCGATGCAGCTGCATCTGATGATCGCTTGTCCGGGCGGCTTCGTCCACGCCCATGCCGGGTTGCGGCGGGTGGTGGAGATGCCGGGCGGGTCGCCCTGGCCGCTGCTGTCATGGTGGCGGGTGTAGGCGCGACAGGCTTCTCGACAGGCTCGAAGCGGACGGATTTTTGGAGGGGATAGTCGATATGGCGACGATGGTGCTGAGCGCGGTGGGCAATGTGCTGGGCGGGCCGATCGGCGGCGCGATCGGCGCGCTGGTCGGCAATGTCATCGACCGCGAAGTGCTGTTCCGGCCCAAGGGGCGGGAGGGCGCGCGGCTCAAGGAATTGCAGGTGCAGACGTCCAGCTATGGCGCGCAGGTGCCGCGGCTGTTCGGCAGGATGCGGGTGGCGGGGACGGTGATCTGGGCCACCGATTTGCAGGAGACGCGCGAGCGGCAGGGTGGCGGCAAGGGGCGGCCGAGCGTCACGACTTATGCTTATAGCGCGAGTTTCGCGGTGGCACTGTCGGCGCGGGCGATCCGGGGGATCGGGCGCATCTGGGCCGACGGCAATCTGCTGCGCGGGGCGGCGGGGGATTTCAAGACGGAACTGGGCGGCTTCCGCGTGCATGGCGGGGGCGAGGATCAGCCGGTCGATCCGCTGATCGCGGCGGCGGAAGGGATCGGCCTGACGCCGGCGCATCGCGGCATTGCCTATGTGGTGTTCGAGGATCTGGCGCTGGCCGATTATGGCAACCGCATCCCCTCGCTGACCTTCGAGGTGGAGGCGGATGACGGCGCGGTCGGGATCGCGGCGGTCGCGGCGAACCTAAGCGGCGGGCGGATCGCCGGCGCGGGATTGGGCGCAGTCGATGGCTATGCCGCCGATGGCGCGGACGTGGCGGCGGCGCTGTCGCCGCTGGTGGCGGCGCGGGGGCTGGCGCTGCGGGCCGAGGCGACGGGCCTGGCGCTGGTCGCGGCGGGCGGCGCGGCGGCGGCGGTCGGTAAGGACGCGCTGGCGCGCCGGGTGAACGGGCGCGCGGTCGATGCGGTGGCGCAGTCGGGCGGGGCGGCGGACGGGGTGCCGGTGGCCTTGAGCCTGCGCCATCATGACGCCGCGCGCGACTATCAGGCCGGGGTGCAGCGGGTGGTGCGGCCGGGACCGGGGCGGCAGGAGCAGGGGATCGACCTGCCCGCCGCGCTGACCGCGGACGCGGCGCGCGCGATGGCGGCGGCGCGGCTGGGTGCGGCCTGGGCGGGGCGGGCGACGATGACGCTGCGCTGCGGCTGGGAGGCGCTGGGCTTGCTGCCGGGCGACATGGTGACGGTCGCGGGCGTGGCCGGGCTGTGGCGGATCGAGGAGCGCGAGTGGGAGGCGATGGCGGTGCGCCTGGCGTTGCGGCGGGTGCCGGGCGCGGGTGGCGCTGCGCCGGCGGGTGCGTCATCGGGCGCGATCGTGCGGCAACCCGATGCGCCGCATGGCGAGACGGCGCTGATGCTGGTCGACCTGCCGCCGCTGCGCGACGGGGTGGCGGGTGCGCCGCTGCTTGTCGTCGCGGCGAGCGGCGGGGCGGGATGGCGCAGCGCGGCGCTGTTCCTGATGGGGGAGAGCGGCGAGGCGGTGCCGGCCGGCCGCAGCGGGTTGCGCGCGGTGATGGGCGCGGCGGACGCGGCGTTGCCGCCGGGGGACGCGACGCTGGTGGACCGGCGCGCGGCGCTCTCGGTGACGCTGCTGGCGGACGACATGCTGCTGAGCGATGCCGACGAAGCGGCAATCGGGCAGGGGCGGAACCTCTGTCTGGTGGGGGGCGAGCTGATCCAGTTCGAGCGGGCGGAGCGGATCGGTCCGACGGACTGGCGGCTCAGCGGGCTGCGGCGCGGGCTGCGCGGCACCGAATGGGCGATGGCGGATCATGCGGGGGGCGAGCCGTTCCTGATGATCGAGGAGGCGCGGCTGGCGCAGCCGCTGGTCGCGCTGGGGATGAGCGGGGAGCCGGGCGCGGGGCTGCGGATCGCGGCGGTGGGGCTGGGCGATAGCGCGCCGGTGGAGGCCGCGCTGACGATCCGGGGCGAGGCGCTGATCCCGCCCGCGCCGGTGCATTTGCGGGGCGCGGCGCAGGATGGCGGCGTGGCGTTGCGCTGGGTGCGGCGGAGCCGGGCGGGATGGCGCTGGAGCAGCGGCGGCGACGTGCTGCTGGCCGAGGAGAGCGAGCGCTATGCGGTGCGGCTGCTGGACGGCGCGGCGCTGGTGCGCGGCGTCGAGCTGGGCGCGGCGGACTGGACCTATGACGCGGCGATGATTGCGGCGGACGGCACGGCTGGCGCGACCCTGACGGTCGAGGTGGCGCAGATCGGCACGCATACCACCGGCCGGCCCGCGCGGATGACGATCACGATATAAGAGGAGACGACGATGGACATGACCCCGCGCTGGGCGCTGCCGCTGCTGTTCGCCGGGCAGGCGCAGAAGGAGATTTTTCACAATGAGGCGCTGGTGCTGATCGACGCGCTGCTGCACGGGCGGGCGGAGAGCGCCGACCTGAACGCGCCGCCGGTCGCGCCGCTGGCCGGGCAATGCTGGATCGTGGCGGCAAGCGCGAGCGGCGCGTGGGCGGGGCAGGCCGGCGCGGTCGCCGTGTGGACCGGCGGGGGATGGCGGTTCCTGCCGCCGCGCGCCGGGCTTGCCCTCGATGTCGCCGATCGCGGACATGCCATGCGCCATGATGGCGCCGGGTGGCGAAACGATGCGGTCCGGGGCGACGGCCTCTACGTCGAGGATGAACGGGTGGTCGGCGCGCGCCAGGACGCGATTTCGGCGCCGGCGGGCGGGACGGTGATTGACCTGGAGGCCCGCTCTACCATCGGCGACATTCTGGCCATGTTGCGCGTTCACGGGATGATCGCGCCCTGATACTTAACCGCCGATAACCCTTTTCTTCATTTGTGGCATTTTTATTTAACGTGGTACCGACTATAGCTTAGCGGAGGCGGGGATGGGGCTGTAGTGCGTTATTTTTGCAACGGTTTCACCAATTGTGGACTTGCCATGAAACTTTCTTCCCGATACATGGTTTCAGCAGTCCTTCGTGACACTTTTGAAAGGGGAATTCAGATGCGGAAGCTTGCCCTCGCGGCTGCGCTTGCGACCAGCGCCCTGGCCACCCCGGCCTTGGCGCGTGACGATAGCTGGTATGTTGGCGTCGACGCCGGCGTCCTGCTCGTCGAAGACCAGAACGTTGCCTTCACGCCGGCCCGCGCCGCGTCGCCTTCGGTGGACTACCACAAGGGCTACGACTTCGACGCCAATATCGGCTATGATTTCGGCGGTTTCCGCCTGGAGGCCGAAGCGGCCTACAAGCGCGCCAAGATCGACCTCGGCCAGACCGGCTATGGCGGTTCGGCCTCGGCTCTGTCGTTCATGCTGAACGGCCTGCTCGACTTCGGTCCCGATGACGGCCTGCAGGGCTTCGTCGGCGGCGGCGTCGGCGTGTCGCGCGGCAAGCTGGCCAACGACCAGGTCAATGATAGCGACACCGGCTTCGCCTGGCAGGCGATCGCGGGCGTTCGCTACCCGCTGACCAGCAATGTCGACGTCTCGCTGAAGTATCGCTTCTTCAACCAGGACGACATCAAGCTGATCACCGCCTATGGCGGCCGCTACGCGCCGGCCGGCGCCAGCGTCGACACCAAGCTGCGCACGCACAGCGTCCTGCTCGGCCTGACCTACAACTTCGGCGAACCGGCTGCTCCGCCGCCGCCGCCGCCCCCGCCGCCCCCGCCGCCCCCGCCGCCCCCGCCGCCGCCTCCGCCGGTCGCCGAGTGCAACCCGGGG